CTGGTGGGCGCGCTCACTGTCTACACCGGCCACGAGCTGCGCCCGCGCAGCGACGCCGCGATCCGCACGACGTTCTTCCATGAGTTGACTCATGCGGTGCTCTACGAGATGGGGCACAAGCTGGCCCGCGACGAAACGTTCGTCACCGAGTTCGCCCGGCTGCTGAGCGGCGCCATCGAGACTGCGAGGTTTGAAGATGACTGAGCCGGTGAAGATCAGGTGGTCACACAGTTCGTTGAAGGACTACGAAGGCTGCGGCCGACGCTTCTACGAAGTGAAGGTGCTCAAGAAGTACCCGTTCCAAGACACCGTGCACACGCGCTATGGCGTTGAGGTGCACGCCGCCATCGAGAACTACATCCTGCACGAGACGCCGCTGCCCGAGCAGTTCAAGGCATTCCAGCCGGTGGTCGATGCGGTGCTGTCCAAGGAAGGCCGACGCTTCCCCGAGCTCGAGATGGCGGTGACCAAAGACCTGCAGCGCTGCGACTGGAGCGAGCCCGAGGCCTGGGCGCGGGGCATCAGCGACCTGACCATCGTGAACGACGAGAACCTGACTGCCTGGGTTGTCGACTGGAAGACCGGTGGGGACCGGTATCCGGATCGGGATCAGCTGGTGCTGATGTCGCTGATGACATTCATCTGGTTCCCGCATGTGCGCAAGGTGAACTCCGGTCTGTTGTTCCTCGTCAAGGGCACGATGGTCAAGATGCAGATGAAGCGTGAGCAGGCCGAGTCGTTCTGGTGGAAGTACCGGGAGCGTATCGCGCGCCTGGAAGCCAGCTACGCCAACAACGTGTGGAACCCGAACCGCACCCCTTTGTGCGGCTGGTGTCAAGTGATAGGGTGTGAGTTCAACCCTAAACACTAGGAGCTGGCCATGCAAAAGGACGGAGTTCGGAACTACAAACACGCGTACAAGCTGCAGAAGAAAACAGGCGAGACGAAGGACCAGATCGAGCGCCAGAGAGCTAGACGCGAGTACGACGCTGCCGGCATCGACCGCACTGGCAAGGACATCGACCACATCAAGCCGATCCGCGCCGGTGGCAAGAGCACCAAGGGCAACACCCGCCTTCGAAGCCCGAAGGCCAACCAATCTGACAACGGGAAGTAACTATGGTTCAAATCGTGGATAACCGTGCGGTGCTCATCCGCACGCGCAATCCGCAGAAGTACTCGATCATCCCCAAGAGCAAGGTCGTCGCCGACGACGGCACGGGCGGCTACACCGTCGCGGTGTACTGGGGCCTGGACGAGATGCGGGTGCTGCGCAACCTGGGCGTGAAGCGTGCGCCCTCCCCCATCAGGAAGAACTACAACTGGCCCGGACGCTACACGCCGATGAGCCACCAGATCGACACCGCTGAGTTCATGACCATGCACCGGCGGTGCTTCTGCTTCAACGAGCAGGGCACAGGAAAGACGCTCAGCGCACTGTGGGCGGCCGACTACCTGATGCGCCGCGGCGAGATCAGACGGGTGCTGGTGATCTGCCCGATGTCCACGATGCAAAGCGTGTGGATCGGCGACATCAACAACAGCGTCATCCACCGTTCAGCCGTGGTGGCGCACCACCCGCAGGCCATGCGCCGCGTGGAGCTGGTGCAGGGCAATTACGAGTTCGTGATCCTGAACTACGACGGCCTGGAGCTGGTGGCCGACGCCATCCGCAACGACGGCAGGTTCGATCTGATAATCGTTGACGAAGCAAACCATTATTGCAACACGCAGACCGACCGATGGAAGGCGCTGTCCTCGATCATCACGCCCACGACGTTCGTCTGGATGATGACGGGCACACCGGCCGCGCAGTCCCCTGTGCACGCGTATGGGCTGGCCAAGATCGTGAACCCCAACGGCGTGCCGCGCTTTCAGACCGCGTGGCGCGACAAGGTCATGATCAAGCTGACCAAGTTCAAGTGGGCGCCCAAGGACGACGCGCGGGATCAGGTCAACGCCGCGCTGCAGCCCGCCATTCGGTTCACCAAGGCGCAGTGCATGGATCTGCCCCCGGTGCTCACCGAGACGCGTCTGGTGCCGATGACGGCCCAGCAGCTCAAGTACTACAAGCTGATCAAAGAGCAGATGCTGGCGCAGGCGGCCGGCACCACCATCACCGCGGTCAACGCCGGCGTGGTGGTCAACAAGCTGCTGCAGATCAGCGCAGGCGCTGTGTACGGCGACGGGCAGGAGACGGTGGTGTTCGACTCGGGCCCACGCCTGAAGGTGCTCACCGACATCGTGCACGAGTCCAGCCACAAGGTGCTGATCTTCGCCATGTTCCGCTCGTGCATCGACACCATCGTCGAGCACCTCGAGCGCCAGGGCATCAAGACGGCGCAGATCCATGGCGGCGTGGGCCAGATGAAGCGGGGGCAGATCATCAACGACTTCCAGACCACAGACGCGGTCCAGGCGCTGGTGATGCAGCCCTACGCCACGGCGCACGGCATCACGCTCACGGCAGCCGACACGGTGGTGTTCTACGGGCCGCTGACCAGTGTCGAAATGTACCTGCAGTGCATCGCCCGCTCAGATCGCAAAGGGCAGACGGCCGAGAAGGTGACGGTCATCCACATTCAGAGCAGCCCGGTCGAGGAGCGTCTGTTCAAGGCTATGGGCTCGAAAGTCAGCGAGCAGGCGCTGCTGGTGGGCATGTTCGAGGCGGAGCTGAAAAACTAAGAAAGGGGGTTGCACACAGAACTGGTTCCTGTATGATTGTAAAAGGTTGGACAAACACCAACCGCTCTAGGAGAGCCAAATGGCAGAAAACGAAACGGTCCCGATGGACCGGCTGGCGAAGGTTTACCGCAAGATTCGCGGCCGGATGCAAGAGCTCACCGCGGCGTACGACGCCGAGACTGAGCAGTTGAAGGCACAGCTCGAAGCGATCACCACCGCGCTCAAGGACCAGATGCTGGCCGCGGGTGTAAAGAGCGTGAACACCGCCGAGGGTACCGTGGTGCTGCAGACCCAGGTACGCTACTCGACCCAGGACTGGGACGAGTTCAAGAAGTTCGTGATCGAGCATGACGCGGTCGACTTGCTCGAGAAGCGCATCGCCCAGAAGAACATGGGCCAGTTCCTGACCGAGAACCCCACCCTCGTGCCGCCCGGCCTGAACTCGGCGTCCGAGTACGTGATCAGCGTGAGGAAGCCAAGCAAATGAACGACGACGAAGTCGACAAATTCAACGTGCTGCACCAGCAGCTTCGTGACGTGGCCGCGGCCTCCGGCAAGAATGTCGTCGAGCAGTTGGCGGCGTTCGGTGCCGCGCTCTCGATCTTGGCTATCACCAACGGTTACTCGCGCGCACAGGTGTTGGCGGGCATCGAGGGCACCTACAGAATCACTGAGAGCAAAATGAAGCTCGCGGCACTGCTGGCCAAGGCTGGAGTGACACAATGAGCCGAACAACCGCCTCCGACTTGTACACGGCAGTGGATGCAGTCATCGGAATGCAGCACCGCACTGCCGAAGACGTCTTCGCCGTTGCGCTGTTCCTGCTGCTCGACGCCGCGCAGCAGATCGGCATGAACGACGTCGAACTGTCCACCGCGGTCACCCGCGGCCGCAACGAATACAACCAAACCCAATACACCCAAGGAGTCAGCTGATGAACGCCATCGTCCAATTCAACCCGACCCAAGCCCCCGCTTTTGCTGTTGCCAAAGCCGGCGAACGCTCCGAACTGGCCAAGGCCCTGGCCGGCGGTGGTAACTTCGGTCGGCGCATCTCCATCAAGGGCGGCACGTTCCGCCTGATCGACGCCGGCAAAGAAGTCGCCCGGATCGAGGAGCGCTACCTCGACATCGTGCTGGTCAAGGCCGCACCCAAGGTCAGCCGCGTGTTCTACGAGGGCAAGTGGGATCCCGACAACATGGTGCCGCCCACCTGCTGGTCGCAGAACGGCGACGTGCCTAGTGACGAATCGGCCGAGAAGCAGGCCACACGCTGCGCCGAGTGCCCGCAGAACATCTCAGGCAGCGGCCAGGGCCAGTCCCGGGCGTGCCGGTACCAGCAGCGTCTCGCAGTCGTCCTGGCGAACGATCAGGAAGGCGACGTGCTGCAGCTCGCACTGCCGGCCACGTCGATCTTCGGCAAGGCTGAGGGCGATCAACGCCCCCTGCAGGAGTACGCGCGCCATCTGGACGTGAACAAGATCGCGCCGGACATGGTCGTCACCCGCATGAAGTTCAACACCGATGAGGAATTCCCCAAGGTGTTCTTCAAGCCGATGCGCTGGCTGACCGACGACGAGTACGAGGGCATCCAGGCGCAGGCGCTTACGCCCGAGGCCGAGGCGGCCGTGACGATGACCGTGGCCAAGATGGACGGTGTGGTGGCGGCGCCTGCTGAGCTGGCTGGCAAGGCCCCGATAGCCAAGGCCAAACCCGCCCCGGTGGCACAGGACGAAGACGACGAGCCGCCCGCGCCGGCACCGAAGTCCAAGCAGGTTGCTCCGGAGGCCGAGGCGCCTGCGCCGGCGCCCAAGCGGACCCGGGGGCCCAACAAACCCAAGCCGGCTGCCCAGGAGCCCGCTGAGCCTGCGGAAGAGCCGGAAGAGCCGGCGCTGCGCACGCCGCCCCCGAAGCAGCCGGTGGCGGGCAACACCGCCAAGCTGGCCAGCGTGGTCGATGCCTGGGACGACGAAGACTGAGTAGGGCGGGGCGGCGACAAGCCGCCCCGTGACCGACATGGCCTACCATAAAGAGATCGTCGACAAGGTCAAGACGCTTCCGGTCACCCTCGGGGTGCGCCTAGGGCGCTGGGCCATTTACCTCGACCTGCCGGCAACGAAGATCGCACGCGCAACCGGGGCATCCCGCCAGACCGTCTACAACTGGTTTGCCGGGAACTCAGTGACGAACGCCTACAAACCCGCCGTCGAGCGGGTGATCAAGTGCATGCAGGCGTCCAAAACAGCAGAAGAGGCTTGGAGAAAGATATGCGCGGAATTCAACCTGCAGGACTGACCGATGCTGAGCTGCTGCACTACTGCTGGCTGACGGGCTACGACAAACTAGAGCCGGCGTGGGTGGAAGAGCTGGCCAAGCGGCTGAAAACGAAGCTCACCGAACTCGAATCCTGACCTCGAGCGTCTCCCATGAAGCCGCTCGAATTTCTGGCGGGCGTTCTGCCGCCCCCAGGTCAGGGGCTCTATTGCGTCGCAGGCTTAAGCGCCTCACGCAATGAGCACATTTTTGTCGAAGATCTGAACGAGATCCGCCCGCACATCAAGCGCTGGATCCAGGCCAAGCGTGAGGTGTACGTGGCCATGTCGGTCTTCGACCCGGTGGTGCGCACGCTCAAGAAAAATCGGCGCACGGCACTGAACGCCCGCAAGATCGGCGCGCTGTTCATCGACATGGACGGGTACGCGTCCAAGAAGGCGGCGGCCATGGCGCTGGAGTCCTTCTTGAGCAGCACGGGGCTGTGCAAGTTCGGCAACCCGTACATCGTCGCCTCAGGTGGAGGCATTCACTGCCACTGGCCACTGACAGAGCCAGCCGACATCACGACGTGGAAGCCTATCGCAGAGAACTTCAAGCGTCTGATGTTTCAGGAGGGGCTGAAGGTCGACATGACGGTCACCGCGGACGCCGCGCGCCTGATGCGCATCCCGTCCACGTTCAACAACAAAGCCAAGTACGAGACGCCGCGCGAGGTCAAGATCCTGCTCGAGGGTGACGCCCACGTCGATCTGCGCGCCTGGGGTGCGCACGTGAACAGCATTCTGTTGCCGGCCAACGCGCCCACCAGCAACAGCTTCGCCAACACCAAGATCTCGCTCGAAGGCAAGCGCCCGACCAGGGCGGAAGAAAAGCGCACGGCGGTGGCCGAGGCGCTCATGCAAAACGCGGCGACCAGTTTCAAAACGATCTGGCTCAAATCAGCGCAGGGCGCGGGCTGCGGACAGGTGCGGTACTACCTCGACAACGCCGACCAAGACGGAATGGAGCCGCTGTGGCGCGGCATGCTGTCCTGGGCCAAGGTGTGCGACGACGGCATGGAGTACGCGG